AATTACGCACAGATTGGCAGTTCCGGAAATTACGCACAGATTGGCAGTTCCGGATATTCCGCAAAGATTGGCAGTTCCGGAAATTCCGCACAGATTGGCAGTTCCGGAAATTACGCACAGATTGGCAGTTCCGGAGATTCCGCAAAGATTGGCAGTTCCGGATATTCCGCAAAGATTGGCAGTTCCGGAAATTCCGCACAGATTGGCAGTTCCGGATATTCCGCAAAGATTGGCAGTTCCGGAAATTACGCACAGATTGGCAGTTCCGGAAATTACGCACAGATTGGCAGTTCCGGAAATTACGCACAGATTGGCAGTTCCGGAGATTCCGCAAAGATTGGCAGTTCCGGAAATTCCGCACAGATTGGCAGTTCCGGAGATTCCGCACAGATTGGCAGTTCCGGAGATTCCGCACAGATTGGCAGTTCCGGAAATTCCGCACAGATTGGCAGTTCCGGAGATTACGCACAGATTGGCAGTTCCGGAAATTCCGCACAGATTGGCAGTTCCGGAAATTACGCACAGATTGGCAGTTCCGGAAATTACGCACAGATTGGCAGTTCCGGAGATTCCGCCGTTGTAATGTGTGCCGGAAATGGCAGCATTGCAAAAGCGAAGAAAGGTAGTTGGATTACTCTTGCCGAGTGGAAGGAAAATGCGGAAGGCAAATGGATTCCAGTAAATGTTGTAACCGTGCAGGTTGATGGTAAAAAAATCAAAGAGGATACATATTACAGACTGGAAAACGGTGAATTTGTTGAGGTCAGCGAATAATGGCTGTTGAAATGATAACACTTGACAGCCGGGAAGATTGGCTGAATCACCGAGAAAGAATCGGCGGTTCAGACGCATCAGCAATCCTTGGCATGAATCCATACAGAACAAACATTGAACTATGGCAGATAAAAACCGGTCAGTTGATTCCTGAAGATATTTCTGAAAAACCTTATGTAAAGTATGGCACAGAAGCTGAAAAGTATCTTAGAGAATTGTTTAAATTGGATTTCCCAGAATATCAGGTCATGTATGTAGAAAATAACATGTTCCTGAATGATAAATACAATTTTGGACATGCATCTTTAGATGGATGGCTTATTGACCAGAATGGAAGAAGGGGTGTGTGGGAGTGCAAGACAACTAATATTTTGCAATCCATGCAGAAGGAAAAGTGGAATCACCGGATTCCTGACAACTATTATGTGCAGTTATTACACTATTTGCTTATTACGGAATTTGATTTTGCGGTGCTTAAAGCACAATTGAAATATGAATTCAATGGTGAAATTTATCTTCAGACAAAGCACTACAAGATTGAAAGGGCAGAAGTGCAAGAAGACATTGAGTTTTTGGAATCTGCTGAAAGAAAATTCTGGAAGCAGGTGCAGGAAAGAAAAAGACCTGATTTGATACTGCCGGAAATATAGGTGAAGACATGAAAATATTAGTTGCTTGTGAGGAAAGTCAAGCTGTAACAAAAGAATTAAGAGCACTTGGTCATGAAGCGTTTTCATGTGACATCATACCATGCAGTGGTGGATATGACGAATGGCACATTATGCAGGATGTTTTGCCATTATTAAATGGTTGTTGCCATTTCAAAACATTGGATGGATTGGAACATTATATAGAAAAGTGGGATATGATAATTGCTTTTCCACCATGCACACATTTAGCTGTATCTGGTGCGGCATGGTTTGAAAAAAAAAGGAATGATGGAAGGCAGGAAGAAGCAATTGAATTTTTTATGAAAATTCTTAATGCAGACTGTGAAAAGATAGCGGTTGAAAATCCTGTCAATATTATAAGCGGTAATTATATTGGTAAGCATTTCCCACTGCTTCAATCGAAATACGAATTTCCAATAAAACCCACACAGACAATTCAACCTTATGAGTATGGAAATAGTGCGAGAAAGAAAACTTGTCTTTGGCTTAAAGGACTACCGAAGCTGGTTCCCACAAATATAGTTTCACCCGGAGAATTTTTAATATCTTCCGGAAAAACTTATTCAGTTGGTGCAAGTGCAGATACGGCAAGAGATAAAGATGGAAAGAGTATCCGTTGGAATGACCCAAGAACAGCCAAAATAAGAAGCAAGACTTTTCCAGGTATTGCAAAAGCTATGGCAGAACAATGGACAGTAAATATAAGTGAAGAAAAAGGAGAAAAACAAATGGAATTTAGAATGAAAGAATACCAGTTACCTGAAAAAATTAAATTTAACTATGAAGAATTGAAGCAGGAATTAACAGAAAAAGTCAAATTGTATGAAACCATGGTTTATACAGATGAACAGATTAAGGAAGCCCAGGCAGACCGGGCGAATCTGAATAAATTGAAAAAAGCATTGAATGATGAACGAATCCTTAGAGAAAAGGAATATATGCAGCCGTTTAATGCTTTCAAAGCACAGATTAATGAAATTATCGGCATCATTGATAAGCCGGTAGCAGTGATTGATGCGCAAATTAAGGAGTATGAGGAAAAGCAGAAAAAGGAAAAAATGGAGAAAATCAAGGAATTATGGTCTGAAATGGAAGTTCCTGATGGTCTTGCCTTTGAAAAAGTCTTTGAAGAGCGGATGTTGAATAATTCATTCAATTTGAAACATATCAAAACCTGCTTCACTGATGCAATAGATAAATTTAATCGTGACATCACTACATTGGATGCGTTGCCGGAATTTGGCTTTGAAGCAAAGCAGGTTTACCTTCAGACATTGGATATTAACAAAGCACTTGCTGAAGGTCAGAGGATGTCACAGATACAGAAACAGAAAGCGGAGCATGAAGCAGAGCAGGCAAGACTGAAAGCAGAGGAAGAAGCAAAGAAGGCTGTTGCAGAAGTGGCACCTACAGAATCACAGTCACAGGCTACACCGGAAGACTTTATGAATCCACCGGAAGATACAACACCAGTGAAGGAGTGGATTGCATTTCAGGCATTAATGACCACAGAAGATGCGCTTGCATTGCGTGACTTCTTTAATAGCCGGAATATTGAATTTAAGGCAGTTTAGGAAAAGGAGCAGAAGGCATGAATAGTAAAAATATCAAAAAGCACTTGAATAATAAATTGCGTGATTGGATTTCCAATATTGATGATGAAAATATCAAGGCAATTTTGAAAGAAAATGTGATTATAACAGGCGGTGCTATTGTCTCACTTCTGACAGGTGAAAAATTACATGACTATGATGTGTATTTCAAGACAAAGGAAGCCTGCCTTACGGTAACAACTTATTATGTCGGCAAATGGAATGAAATGCACCCTGAAAAGCCTGTTTCAGTAAGATGCAATAATACAACAGGAAAAATTGATTGTTTTATTTCATCAAAAGGAATTGCAGATGAAGATGAAAATGGTGGAAATCCTCTTGCATACAATTTTGAAGCAACAGCCGTTGAGGATGAAACGTTTGGAATGGAACATGAACAGGAAGAAACAAATCAGGATTCCAAAGAAAAATACAGACCACGATTCATTACAAGTAACGCAATTACATTGACTGACAAAGTCCAGATGGTGATTAGATTTTACGGAGAAATTGAAGAAATTCATAAAAACTATGACTTTGCACACTGTACATGTGCTTGGAGTGCATGGAATAACGAATTACTTCTTCCGGAAAAGGCACTTGAATGCATTATTAATAAAGAATTGTATTATGTTGGCTCAAAATATCCTTTATGTTCAATTGTCCGTACAAGGAAGTATCTGGAAAGAGGTTATCACATCAACGCAGGTCAGTATGTGAAGATGTGCATGCAACTGAATGAATTGGATTTAAAGGATGTAAGGGTGTTAGAAGACCAGCTAACAGGTGTTGACACAACCTATTTCCAGATGATGATTGACGCAATTCAGAAACACATGGAAGAGACAGGGGAAGAAAGGGTTGATACAACCTATGCCATGAATCTTATTAATAAACTTTTTTAGAAAGGTGGTGTGAAATTTATGTTCGGATTTATTAGTAAAAAGAAACTCAAAAAAGAAATGCTTAGATTGAAGGAAGAAAATGACCTTCAGGATTTTAAAGCAAGAAACCAAAGTAATGCACAGTATTGGCAAGGGTATGAGGACGGAAATGATAATGTACTCAATTATATTTTACATAAATTTTGCAAGTAGAAAGGACAGGTAAATTATGGCAACTTCAGTTCAAATTACACTTATTATTTGTATCACATTAATAGCAATAATATGTTTTCCAAACAGAAAGGGGAAGTAAAACATGGCAATACAGAATAGTTTACAGAAATCAAAAGGAAATCAGCGGTTAGGCATCACGGCATATTTGAAAGGGGATGCAGTAAAAAATCAGATTAATCAGGTAGTTGGTGGCAAAAATGGACAGCGTTTTATTTCTGCAATTGTATCAGCAGTGAATACAAATCCGACACTTCAGGAATGCACGAATCAGTCAATATTATCAGGAGCGTTGCTTGGCGAATCGTTGAAATTATCACCATCACCGCAGTTGGGACATTATTATCTTGTGCCATTCAATGATAAGAACAAAGGCAAGGTTGCGCAGTTCCAGATGGGATATAAGGGCTATATTCAGTTGGCTATTCGTTCTGGACAGTACAAGAAAATCAATGTAATTGCAGTAAAAGAAGGAGAATTGGAATATTTTGACCCATTAAATGAGGAAATCAAAATCAATATGATGATTGATAAGTGGGATGAAAGAGAAGCGGCACCAACAATTGGTTATTATGCAATGTTTGAACTGGTCAACGGATTCCGTAAAGCCATTTATTGGAGTAAGGCACAGATGGAAGCACATGCACTCAAATATTCGCCGGGATATAAAAAAGACCGTAGAGATGGAAGTAATCATACGTTTTGGTCAAAGGATTTTGATGGTATGGCATACAAGACCATGCTTCGCCAGTTAATCAGCAAATGGGGGATTATGTCGATTGATATGCAGTCAGCAATTGATGCGGATATGGCAGTTATCAATGAGGATGGCAGCAAGGATTATGTTGATAATGATGATTCTATTATAGATGCAGAGCCGCCGCAGAGCGAAGAACCGCAACCGGAACCACGGCAGGAAGCAGAAAAGAAGCCGGAAACAACACAGCAACCAACAGATGCACAGATGGCACTGTTTGGAAATAAATAGAAGGAAGGGGGAAAACTAAATGAATAAAGTGGAATTGAAAGACCTTGTTGGTGGCGCACTTCAGGAGAAATTCAATAAATCTTTTGAAAAAGTGATTGATAATCTTCAGGATGTTAATACATCTTTCAAGGTAAAGCGTAAGATTTCTATTTCGTTGGACTTTGTGCAGAATGAAGCAAGGGATGACGTACATGTTGAAGTGGCGGTTGTTGAAAAACTTGCACCACAGGCACCAATGACAACTTCATTTGCAATCGGAAAAGACCTGAATACTGGCGAAATGTACGCTGAAGAATACGGAAAGCAGATTAAAGGGCAGATGAAACTTGATGACTATTCACATGAGCAGGTAGTTGATGGAAAAACCATTGATACAGACACCGGTGAAATTGTAAAAGAACCAGAAACAGTTGTTGATTTTAGAAAGGCTGCACAGTAAGCAGAATAGGTGAAAAATATGATTAAAGAAGCATTACAGTATATTGTCGGACTTGGCGAAGCAAAGGTTCAGGACATCACACTTCCTGACGGAACAATTCAGACGTATTCAGACAAGTCATTACAGAGACTTACAAAACACATACCAATGGTTGACAATGCTATTCACATGAGCACACTCACAAGCCTTGTGGATTACATCAGAGGAAAAATTGATTCTATGTCCGAAAAGATGATTATTCAGGTGGTAGACCCAGAAACAGTTGTTCTTTTTTCCCAGTTGAATGAGGAAAGAGACCGTGAAACGCTTGTTGTTGTTAATGCAAAAATCCCGGAATTTCCATTTGATTCCTTTATAAATCAGGAAACCTTTTGCATTAATCTTCAGGCAAAATTCATTAATGACCCGGAAACTGACCTTGCATTAGTTTTGAAGTTTGCAGGAACAGTTGAAACCGGAACAGTTACTGAATATGGTGATGATGGTGTCACCCAGAAAGCCACAGTTAAAACCGGCATTGCTTCAAAAAGTGAAGCAGTTGTTCCGAATCCGGTAACATTAAGACCATACAGAACATTTTTAGAGGTAGAGCAGCCGAAGTCAGACTTTATTTTCAGAATGAAACAGGACAAGTATGACGGTATTAATTGCGCAATCATTGAAGCTGATGGTGGTGCATGGAAAATGGCAGCAACCAAGGCAATTAAGGATTACTTACAGTATGAGTTATCAGAATATGAGCAGTTCACAGTTATTTCATAAGGTTGTGACACCTGCCTGAAAAAGGCGAAAGAAGCTATCATGCTATTACATATCACGAAAAAACATCCCGGTTGCTTATGCAGCCGGGAGATTAGAAAGCAGGTGCAATATGAAGACGAAAGAATGTATGCACTGTGAAACTTTCTTTGATTGTGCAGGCAAGCCGACAGATAATCCTTGCCTGCAATTCAGGAAACGAAAAGAGAAAACAGAAAACAATTTTAATGAAATATTACAGAAGGAAATGAGAAAGGAGTAATGACAGAAGTCTTGGTAGACCAAGGTTGACCGCCTAAAGGTGAAGAAAGGCGAGAACAAAAGGAATTTAATTTGCGGTGCTGCATGGCACCATGGGAAGCCGTAATTCCTTATCCACGGAAAACAAGATTGACTTGTCAACGTGGTTGTCATGAAAAAATTAAAAGTTTGTTGGTTATCAGCAGGTGTCAGCAGTTTTTTAGCAGGTTACTTTGAAAGAAACTCTATTGATAAGTATATCTATATCGACATTGATGACCAACATGAAGACAGTATGCGGTTCATAAAAGACTGTGAAAAAGTGCTTGGAAAACGAATTGAGATTTTGAAAAGTCCATATGGCAGCGTGGAAAACTGTATTCTATCTGCCGGAATGATAAGAAATCCATTTACACAGTTTGCCCCATGTACGAATTGGTTGAAAAAACGTGTTCGCAAGGAGTGGGAAGAAAAACACACAGATTTTCAAATAACATATATTTGGGGATTTGATTGTGAGGAAAAGCACCGAGCAGAGCGGTTAAATGAATCAATGCCGGACTTTAAACATGAATTCCCACTGATTGAGCGGATGCTCACAAAACAGGATGTTCATGCCTTATTTGACAGACTGTTTGATTTCAAAAGACCTGTCATGTATGACATGGGGTATCAGAATAATAATTGTGTGGGATGTGTAAAGGGCGGCATGTGGTACTGGAATCAGATTCGCAAGGATTTTCCTGACGTATTTAAGGCACGTTCTGAACTTGAACGGAAGATTGGTGCTTCAATTATAAAAGGTGTCTATTTGGACGAATTAGAGCCTTGCAGAGGTAGAAAAGAAGATGAAATAAGTACAGATTGCGGCATCATGTGTTATTTGAATTTAGATAAATAAAAAGAAGGTGGAAGGATGGCAGTAAACAGTAAGCAGAAGGGCGCACGATTTGAACGGCAGCTTGCCGGATTATTTCGTGACCATGGCTATTCTGATGCAAGAAGAACGGCGCAGTATTGCGGAAATACCGGGGATGCGTCTGATGTGATTGGATTACCCGGAATACACATTGAAGCAAAGCATCAGGAAAAAATGCAGCTTTATAACTGGATGGCACAGGCAAAAAGGGATTCTGAAGGAACTGGAAATATCCCAACAGTATTTCATAAAAAGAACAATGCAGAAATTCTTGTGACCATGCGGTTTGAAGATTGGATGCAGATATATAAAGAATGGGAAGCAGGTGAGAACCATGGATAATTTAAGAACAACAGCGGAACTTGTGAAAGCAATCTTGGAAAAGAACATAAAAGCAAGAAACAGTGACAGTTATTTATATTATTGTGTAATCAGGATTATTGGGAAAAGAAATGGTGTTGATATTGAAAAGATGTCAGTCCCTAATTTCTTCTTACACATGAAGGAATATAATATGCCTGCTTTTGAAACAGTCAGAAGGACAAGGCAGAAGATTCAACATGATAATCCAGAATTATCTGGTTGTGATGATGTGGAAGCAAAGCGGATGGTGAATGAAGAAATGTTTCGTGATTACGCTAGGGGGTTCTGATGTTTGGATGAATTAAAAATAAATGGTGCCGGTTACTATGACCCAACAGCGTACAAGGCATTGACAAGAGTAATGAGAAAAGAGGGAAAGACAATGAAATTATACAATGGTGATATTATTGAATTTGAACAGAGTAACGGAATGAAAAGAACAGCGGTTATTTTAGCAGTACATGAAAAATTTTCAACTGTACTGGTATTAGCAGAAAATGACAAGCTGCCATACAGCGTGAAGTGTCAGGGATTAAAATACACTGACCCGGCAATGCTGCAGTATACATATAATGATGCGTTCACCAATTTAATCAGAAGCATGTCTGATGATGAATTTTCAGACATTATGCAGGCTGTTATTGATGCACTTGGTTATGAAATGCCGGAAAATGTGGCAAAAGAACCACCAAAAGGGACTGTGGAAGAAGCTGCACCTGTTGATTATGTTGCAAAAGTTCAATATAACGTTGAAATAGAAACGTTGCAGGAAAATTTAATTCAGGCACAGGCTGAAAGAAACGTATATAAGGAATTATATGACAATCTGATTAACAGTATGATTGCAAAATAGGAAGGTGCTGAACTATGGCAGATGTGAAATGGATTAAAATTGCAACTGACATGTTTGACAATCGAAAAATAAAATATTTAAGAAGGCTTCCTGATGGGAACAACATTGTTTTGATGTGGGTAATGCTTCTTACCATGGCAGGAAGGTGCAATGCAAATGGGGTGATTTTCTTGACAGAAAACATTCCATACACCGCTAATATGCTTGCGGATGAATTAGATTTTAAAGAAAATATGGTTCAGAGTGCATTGCAGACTTTGGAACGGCTTGGAATGATTGCAATTGACAATGAATTTATTTCTGTTCCCGGATGGGATGAATACCAAAATATTGAAGGTATGGAAAAAATCCGGGAACAGAATAGAATCAGGAAACAGCAGCAAAGAGAAAAAGAAAAACTTCTTTCTGTGAACTGTCACGCAGTGTCACGTGACGGTCACGCAATGTCACGTGACGGTCACGCAATAGAAGAAGATATAGAAAAAGATAAAGATATAGATATAGAAGAAAAAGAGCGTACCAATTGCAAGCAGATTATTGACCTGTTCCATTCCATCTGTGTTTCATATCCTTCTGTTAGAACATTGTCTGAAGCAAGAAGAAAGGCTATAAAGGCAAGATTAAAAGCCTACAGCCTTGATGATTTTAAGATATTATTCGAAAAGGCAGAAGCATCTTCGTTCCTTAAAGGCAGTAATGAACGGAACTGGTCAGCAACCTTTGACTGGTTGATTAAAGATTCCAATATGGCGAAGGTCATTGATGGAAATTATGATGACAAGGGAAAATCGCAATCAGAAAAAAGAGATTCAGGAGCGAATAAGAACAAATTCAACAGTTTTCCGCAACGAAAATATGACATGGAAGCGTTGGAACAGGCACTTTTAAATACTACTGAAAGGGGCAATGAAGAAGGTGAAAGCTAAATATTATCTTCAGCAGGTACAGAAGATAGACACAATTATTAAAAACAAGATGATTGAAAAAGAGCAGTGGAAAGCAATGGCTGAATCAATCACAGCAGCTTCTGACGGTGAAAGGGTGCAGGCTTCCGGAAGTCAACAGAAAATGGCTGATGCCGTGATTCGATATGTTGAGATTGAAGCAGAAATTGACGAATACATAAATCTGCTGTTAGAAACAAAAAGGGATGTAGTCAGTGTAATAGAACGACTTCCTGCAATTGAATATGATGTACTCCATAAAATATACATTCAGTACAAGGAAATGTATGAGGTTGCAGCAGAATGCCAGAAAACGTATTCTTGGGTAACTACAATCCATGGAAGGGCATTAAAGCATGTGCAAGAGATACTGAAGGGAAGGAAAATATAAATGAAGTGTAAAATATGTGGAAAAAGATTTAAAATGCAAAAGGAAAACAAATATTTAGTGAAAGCAGGAGAAAAGGAATTTGAAGGATTAATAAGAGCGGCAAAAGTTTTTGAAGCGTTTGATTGTCCACAGTGTGGATGCCAAAATATCGTAAATATCAGGGAAGGAAGTCATGACTGACGAAGAGAAGAGAAAGCAAATTAAAGAAAGGTTCATTGGTGTGGAAACCATACGTTGAAACGGTCTCAATTGCTGTGACTTTCTGTGACTTTTTTGCAACTTTTTTGAACTTTTGTGACTTTTTTTGAACTTTTTGCAAACTTTTTGAACTTTTTGTATAACATGTGACTTAAAAGCTGTGTTATATTCAATATATCATAAAGCAATTAAAGGTACTGCAATCAATGCGGTGCCTTTTTTCTTTGCCTTGAAGATTCACAGGTTTCCATTTACCTTCTCCGGTCTTCAAGGCTTTTTGTAAATAAAGGTGGTGATTGTGATGGCTAAATTAACAGCCAAACAGAAAAGGTTCTGTGATGAATACCTGATTGACTTAAATGCCACACAAGCAGCTATAAGGGCAGGTTATTCACCAAAAACAGCATGTGAACAGGCTTCAAGATTGTTAGCAAATGTTAAGGTTCAGGATGAAATCGCAATTGAAATGGCTGAAAGGTCAAAGAGAACAGGAATAAATCAGGACAGGGTTTTGATGGAAATTGCAAAAATGGCATTCGTGAACATAGATGACGTGATTGACCTTGACACAGCAAAGGTAAAACGGACAGCAACAAAGGAAGACCTTGCTTGTATACAGTCTGTGAAGATAAAGCCAACAGAATTTGGAACTGAAAGGGAAATCAAACTTTGTGACAAGAAATCAAATCTTGAACTTCTTGGAAAACATCTTGGTATGTTCAAAGACAAGGTTGAACTTGAAGCAGATATGGATTTGAACATTAATATTGATTATGGTGATGAAGAATGACGGAAAAGAAGGTATTTTCAATGGATTTTGAAAATGAGACTTGGAAAGAGATTGAAGGTTATGGTGGACGGTATCAGATTAGCAACTATGGAAGGCTTTGGAATGTTGCTACACAAAGTATGATGAAACCACAATTGAAGAAAACCGGATATTTACAAGTGAACCTTATGAAACCAAACAAAAAGATGGTATCAGAAAGAGTACACAGGCTTGTTGCACTTTATTTTTGCGAAAAACCGGATGGATGCAATGTTGTAAATCACATTGATTCAAATAAAACCAATAATAATGCAGAAAATCTTGAATGGACAACAGTGAGCGGAAATACAAAACACTGTTATGAACATAATGAAAAATTCAGAAAACAAGTTAATGAAAACGCTATAAAAGCAGCACAGAAAACCATTCTTACCTTGAAAGTCAAAGATAAGGATGGTTTTCTAATTGGCATTTTTAAAGGTTATCAAAATGCAGCCGAAGCACTTGGAGTGAATGAAAAGACAGTAAGAAATATTATGCTTGGTAAATTTAAGAGCAATAGAAAGGGATATATCATCACTGCTATTGCAAAAGGTGGTGATGTTTTATGAACCTTACTATGAAAATGAATCTTTGCTTTAAAGAAGTTGATATGAGTAAAAAGAGATACATTGTTATGAAAGGTTCTGCCTGACAGGTTCCGGGAAGAGCGTTGACACAGCACAGAATTATATATTGCGGCTGATGAAGGACAAGGGAAGAAACCTTGTTGCAATGCGTAAATCTGATATTAGTAACCGAGATAGCACCTTTGCAGAATTAACAGGTGCATTATATCGCATGTTTGGTGATAAATATGAAGCATACTGGAAGATTAATAAATCACCAATGTCCATGACATTCAAGCCTAACGGAAATCAGATTATATTCAGGGGGATGAATGATGACCGGCAACGTGAAAAGCTGAAATCAATCACATTCCCAAAGGGAAAGTTAACTGATGTGTGGCTTGAAGAAGCTACGGAATTTACACAGGCAGACCTTGAAATCATAGATGACCGTTTACGTGGTGAACTTCCGGAAGGGCAATTTTATCAAATCAGAATGACCTTTAATCCAGTAAATAAGAATCATTGGATTAAAAAGGTCTTTTTTGATATACCAGACCCTAACGTGCTGACACATCACAGCACATATCTTGGTAACCGGTTTATAGATGAAGCCTATAGGCAACGTATGGAAAGAAGAAAGATTGTTGACCCTGAAGGCTATCAAATATATGGTCTCGGTGAATGGGGTGAAATTGGCGGTCTGATTCTTCATAATTGGGAAGTCGGTGAATGTTCACAGAATCCGGCTGATTATGATGATTTTGCAATAGGTCAGGACTTTGGATTCAACCATGCGAATGCAATTCTTCCGCTAGGAATTAAAGATGATGTGATTCACATTACAAAAGAAATATATGTATTTGAAAAAGACACATCAGAGATTATAGAACTTGCGAGGGATGCCGGGATTCCAACCAATAAACAAATGTGGTGTGATTCCGCAGAGCCTGACAGAATCATGATGTGGCAGAAAGCCGGGTATAACCGGGCAAAAGGTGTGAACAAAGGCGGTTCACAAGGTTCTGTGAATGCACAGATTGATTATTTGAAACAGCATAAAATCATTATTGACCCATCTTGTGTGAATACCATTAAAGAATTGCAGCAATGGAAGTGGAAAAAGGATGAAAAAACCGGTGAATACTTGGATGAACCGGTGCCATTTCAAGATGATGCTATGGCGGCACTTCGTTATGGTGTTGAAGGATGGCGCAAGAGAAAGAAATGGTTGTTATAAAATAAAGAAAACCAGAGGTGAAAAGAATGTTAAGTATTGATGAAATAAAATCTTTTATGGATGAAGACAGCACTTCAGACAAGAAGAGATTTGCAAGAAAAGGACAGGCATATTATGACGGTGACCACGATATAAAAGCATACAGATTGTTTTATTACAATACAGATGGCGAACTTGTAGAAGACAAGGCTAGAAGCAATGTGAAGATTGCACATACATTCTTCACGGAACTGGTAGACCAAGCAGTTCAGTACATACTTTCCGGAAAAGATGGATTTGCAAAATCTAAAGATGTTGCATTGCAGAAAAAATTAGATGAATACTTCAATGAAAATGATGATTTCAAGACGGAATTATCAGAGTTATTAACCGGTTGCATGGTAAAAGGCTTTGAATATCTGTATGTTTATAAAAATGAAGAGGACAAGCTGTCTTTTATGTGCGCTGATTCAATTGGTGTTGTAGAGGTTCGTGCAAATGATACAGATGATAACACAGAATGTGTTATTTACTGGTATGTGGACAGAATTGAAAAAGGTCATAAGAAAATCAAAAAAATTCAGGTTTGGGATTCTGAAAATGTTTATTATTATGTGCAGGATGGCAATGGTAATATCACGGAAGACACATCAGAAAAGATAAATCCAAAACCACATATTTTATATCAGAAAAAGGGTGATAAAGCCGTTTATTTTAAGAACTTTGGCTGTATCCCCTTTTTCCGTTTGGATAATAACAAAAAGCAGTTTAGCGGCTTGAAAACAGTCAAGGATTTGATTGATGACTATGATTTAATGGCAAGCAGTCTTTCAAATAACCTGATTGATTTTGACACTCCGATTCATGTGGTAAAAGGCTTTCAGGGGGATAACTTGGAAGAATTACAGACCAACCTGAAGACCAAAAAAATAATTGGTGTGGATGATGACGGCGGTGTTGATGTCAAGACCGTGGATGTGCCATATCAGGCGAGACAGGCAAAACTTGAATTGGATGAAAAAAATATTTACCGGTTTGGAATGGGGTTGAATACAGCAGGACTTAAGGACACAAATGCAACAACCAATATAGCAATTAAGGCAGCCTATTCTTTATTAGATTTAAAGTGTTCCAAACTGGAAATAAGATTAAAGCAGTTACTTAGAAGGCTTTTGAAGCTGATTATTATTGAAATCAATAAAACTGATGGTACAGATTACCACTGCAATCAGGTTTACTTCGAATTTAGTCATGAAGTCATGTCAAATGAGCAGGAAAATGCGCAGATTGCATTGACAGAAGCACAGAAGACACAGGTGTTAATTAACACACTTCTTTCTCTTGCTTCACAGCTTGATAATGAAACGTTAATGCGTAATATCTGTGATGCCCTTGATATTGATTATGACGAAATCAAAGGGAAACTTCCAAATCCAGACGAAGCGGAAAATGAAGCCGCTGAAGCACAAAAGGCTTTAGATGGAGTGAATGCAGATGAATCAGAGACAGAAGGAAACGCAACAGGTATTTCTTAATAATGAAAAAGCTGTATTAAAGCAGCTTGAAGGAAATTATAAGGATGCTTTGAATGAAATAAATAATAAAATAGCAATTCTTCAGGCAAGAGAAGATGCCGACTTGCAGCATGTTATTTATCAGATAGATTACCAGAAAGCATTGAAGGCACAGGTGCAGACGGTGTTAGACCAACTTCATAATAATAATTTTGAAACGGTTTCAGAATACCTTACAAAGTCATATGAAGATGGCTTTATCGGCACCATGTACGATTTACAAGGTCAGGGAATACCATTAGTATTTCCAATTGATGAAGAACAGGTTGCTGCAGCAATACAGCATGAAACCAAATTGTCTGAAAGCCTATATACAAGGCTTGGAAAAGATACAAAGGTACTTTCTAAGCAGATTGCAGGTGAAATAAGCCGAGGGATAGCCAGTGCATCCATGTATTCTGAAATATCCCGGAACATTGCCGGATATTGCGGTATAAGCAAGAATAAGGCAATGAGAATAGCCAGAACAGAATCACACCGGATTCAGTGCAAAGCAACCGCTGATGCACAGAGAAAAGCCAAGGAAAAAGGTGCTGATGTTGTGAAACAGTGGGATGCATCCCTGGATGGTAAAACAAGGGATACTCACCGGGAACTGGATGGACAAATCCGGGAACTGGATGAACCTTTTGAAGTGCAGGGCATGACAGCTATGCAGCCGGGTGATTTTGGTGACCCGGCAGAAGATTGCAATTGCCGCTGTGCGTTACTGCAAAGGGCAAGATGGGCATTAGGCAATGATTATACAAAATGGTCACCGGATGCACCGGTTGAAATATCGGATGATGGCACAACACAATTTGTAAATGTTGATGCAAAAAATTTTACTGAATTCAAGGGAATATATCAGGACATCACCGGACAAATGACCATGAATATGGAAAATAATAATTCAGTGCATACACAAAAGATAAATCAACTTGAAAAAAGCGGCAAAAGTGCTAAAATAAAATCAATCACAGCTGATAATGTGAAAGATGCAGTTAAGGGTGGAACAATAAAAACTGAAGTTGCGGAATATGTTTCAGAAGTTCTTGAAAGCAAGGATGCAATGAAGATGTTTGATAAAGTAAGAACAATTGATGTTGATTCAACAATTGTTATGAATACAAATGTTGATAAGGTAGGAACATTTGGTGACATTGTTCTTGAATTAAATAAAAATGCACTTGGTGACAAGACAATTGAAGAAATTGATTCTATGTTTATGAATGCAGACAATACGGTTGCAAATAGTTTTAAAGATGCAATTACACATGAAAAATATCATGCGGATTTGATTTTGGGAAAAAATTATGCACAGATTGAAAGTCTGTATGAACAACTTGAAGATACACATATTGATTCTTTGAGCATTACAGCATATAAAGATGGAACTGAATGTATTGCAGAAGTTGGTGTAATGATTGACAGAGGTGATGCAGACAAGGTTCCAAAAGATGCAATGGAATTATTCATTAAATATATGGGGAATAGACTATGATTAAAATTGTAAAATGCAATAATTGCGAACACAAAAGACAAAGTAAAGGATTCAAAATGACATGTGATGCTTTCCCAGATGGGATTCCTTTTTCATTTGATTATGATAATGTTGAAAAATTGGAAGAATGCAATAATGGGATAAAATATAAAGAAAAAAGTCAGAAAAAAGCACTTTGCAGGTGATGGCAAGGTGCTTTTTTAGTAGAGAGGTATAATAATATGGCAAAAGATGATTATCATGTGATAGTGTATCAAATATTAGCATATTTGTACCAATGTTTGAAAAAAGGTGAAAGAGTTGAGCAAAAAAATCTTGAATATAACTGCAAGTATTTCCAAATAAATAAATCTTATTGGACATATATTTTATATCATATGCAGGAAAGCGGATTGATTAAAGGTATTTTATTTGTAGACATTGACGGCATGGAAATGCCATATCCGACACAATTGGATGCTTGCCGAATAACACCAATAGGCATTGAATATCTATGTGACAATTCGTTTATGGAAAAAGCGAAAAAGTTTTTAAAAGATATAAAAGAAATAACACCATTTACTTAAGCAACGTATAGGATGCTTTAATGTAAAAATTTAATAACAGGATAACAAAGGCAGTCAATAGGCTGTCTTTTTATATGCCCGAAAATAGGCTGATGGCAATAAAACTATGGCTGAAATAAGCCTTATAACATGGCTGTAAAACTGTTATGCACAGATTCAGGTTTGAACTGTGGGAAAGGAAAAATGTATGAAATTAGAGGAACTGTTGGGCGAGGAACTGTATAAACAGGTAGCAGCAAAGATTGATGAAAAGAATGCCGGTGAACCTGATAAACTCAAGCATATTCGTTATGCAGACCTTTCAGAGGGTGAGTATGTCGGCAAGGGCAAGTATGATTCAGAAATCGAAAAGCTGAATAATATCATTTCCGGCAAAGACACGGAACTGACAACAGCAAATGACCTGATTGCAGAACTGAAAAAAGGAACAAAAGGCAATGAGGAATTGCAGGGTAAAATCACCGGCTATGAGGGGCAGGTGGCACAGTTACAGCAACAGCTTGCAGAAACCAAAATTAAGGCAGCAATTAAAGTCGCTTTATTGTCTGAAAAGGCTGTGGATGTTGATTATCTGACCTATAAGCTGAATGAGAAGCTGAAAGAAAAGGGTGAAACCTTGGAACTTGATGAAAATGACAACATCAAGGGGTGGAATGAAAAATTGTCTGGATTAAAAACACAGTTTCCAAAAATGTTTGAAGCCGCATCTGGTGGTGAAGATGGTTTTAACCGCTTGGATGATGGGCGGCTCCCAGATGACAATGGTGGTCGTGGTGGAGCAGAACCAAAAAACCTTGCTGAAGCACTTCAGCAGAAATACGAAAAAACACACAATGAATAGAAAGGTGGAATAATTATGTCTTTTACATTAACAGAAATGAAAGTCGGAATGTCCGACAAGGTAGCAGAGCAGGTTGTTGATATTTTCCTTAGAGAATCAGAAATTCTTCAGGCATTGCCGTTTGATGATACTGTATCACCACAGGGCGGCTCAACACTGACTTATACTTATTTACAGAAGGTGCTTCCTTCTACAGCGTCTTTCCGTGCTTTGAATGAAGAATATGAGCATTCTGCAGCAACAATGGTCAAGAAATCCGCAGACCTGAAAATCTTCGGTGGTGAATTTGACATTGACCGTGTGCTGAAAAAGGCAGAAGGAAAGTATAACAATATGGCATGGCAGATGGAAGAGAAAATTCGTGCAGCAGTTTCCTTGTTCCATTACACCCTTATTAATGGAAATTCAACAAATAACGAAAAGGAATTTGATGGATTGGATAAAATGCTTGCCGGAACAACAACAGAATTCGGCGCAGCAAGTAAGATTGACCTGTCTAGTATGACAAGCCTGAAAGCAAACGCTGATGAATTCTACGAAGCACTTACAAAGCTGATTCGTGATACTGACGCAGATGCACTTCTGATGAACAGTGACACAATCACAAAGGTTCAGACAGTGGCTAGAATCCTTGGCTATAAGACAGAATCAGAAGAAGCATTCGGAAAGAAGGTAACTTCTATGGATGGTGTTAGACTTATGGATTTAAAGAACCACTACACTGTATCTGCAAGAACGGCAACAGCAAACGCAGTTGTAAAGAAAGGCATTTCAAGAACAATCGGCGGTGATTCCGAAGCAACAACAGGACTTACAGACATTTATGCAGTCAAATTTGACATTAATGAAGGTTTCCATGCTGCAACACTTGCAGGAAGCAATGCAATTGACCAGTATCTTCCAGATTTCACACAGCCGGGTGTCGTTAAGAAGGGCGAAGTTGAAATGGTGGCAGCTACAGTCTTGAAGAATACTGCACATGCCGGTGTATTAAGAAACATTAAGATTGCATAGGCTGAAAGGATAAGGTGAAAAAAATGACAGGAAAGAATTTTATTATCAGAACAACAAACATCCCTAACTTCACTGGTGTTGATGCAGGAAGCGTTGCTTTTGCAAACGGAACCGCAACAATCAGTGATGCAAGAATGGTGGAATGGTTCCGTGAGCATGACGGCTATTCCGTTGAAGAAGCAGATGGTACTGCTTCTTCAGTAGAAAGCAATCCAGTTTCAAGAATGAAATTAGAGGAACTGAAAGCATATGCAGCCGAAAAGGGAATTGACCTTGGTGATGCATCTAAACGTGATGAAATCATTGAGAAAATCAAAGCGGCTGAAACAGTAAAAGGGTAAAGGTGATTTGTCATGATTATGTCAGTGGAAGAATTCAAAACCTTTGTAGAAACTGACATGGCAGAGCCATTAATTAAAGCAAAACTTCAGTCACTGGAACTGTTGATTCGAAAATACACCAACAATAATTTTCAGAACCGGTTATATAGAAGAACTGCCGATATTATCGGTGGTTCTTTTTATGTAACAGCCGTACCATTTAAGACAGGAGATACAATTCAGGTATCAACAACGCAGTTATCAAATGGTTTGAAAGTGCCATGCCTGAATGAAGGACTTTTTACAATTGACAAAGTGGATAATAATTCATTTTCAGTGAAAGAAGATGTTGTGGATGAAAGCAATGTCCTCTGCACCAAGATTGTTTATCCAATGGATGTGAAAATGGGTGTAGTTAATCTGATGAAGTGGGACATGAACAACCGGGACAAGGTTGGTATACAGTCAGAAACGATTTCCCGGCATTCTGTGACATATTTCAACATGGATGGTGATAATTCTACCATTGGATTTCCAAAGTCCTTAATCGGCTTTTTAAAGCCTTATATCAAGGCACGGTTCTGAAAGGGGTGTTGACATGATAGGTAGAAACTTAAAAGCAATGTTGCAGGTGAAAAGCACTATTAAGAATGAAATCGGCGAAGGCATCCCTGTTTGGCATGATGTGATAGAACTTCTTGGATGGATAGACCTTGCATCCGGTGATTCCAAGCGGACAGAGTACAATGCTAAAATCCAGGAATCAACCCATGTATTTGTGTGTGATTACAAGCCGATTCCTGCCACTATTACCATTGATGACGCAATTGTTAGGGTAGTAGCGGAAAATGCCAGATTGATAGTAAATTCACAAGTATATGATGTGATGCTGATTGATGACCCAATGCAGTTACATGCACAGCTTGAAATCTATCTGCAATACAGAGGTGGTCAGGATGTCAGTACAATTTAAAAACAATTCGGCAAAGGTCAAAGCTGCCATGAATGAAAAGGCAATAGCTTGGTTGTATGAAGCATCCGGAGAATTGGAAGCACAGGTCAAAAGAAATACAGCGGTTGGCACAGGACAGTTGAAAAATTCATGGACTTATAAAGTTAATGAATCCAAAGGCGAAGCTACAATTGGAAGTCCATTAGAAAATGCCATCTGGGAAGAGTTTGGAACCGGGCAGTATGCATTGCATGGTGACGGAAGAAAAACCGCATGGACTTATGAAGATGACAAGGGAAAATGGCATAGAACAGTAGGTAAAAAGCCGAGAAGAGCATTGAATAATGCCTTTGTGACACTTAAAAAGTCATTACAGGCAAGGCTTGAACAGATTATGAAAGGGATGGAAAAATGACGGAAGCAGTATTAAGATTTATAAGGGATGCAATGGCATCAGCTAATATTCCGTATGAGTTTATGGAATATACGTCTGCTGTGGATGCAATATCGGCATACTGGGTTGGTGAATATACAGAAGAACAACCCTTGAATGAAGATGGTATGCAGAAAACGCAGTTCATCCTGACTGGAACCGGTAAAGGTTCATGGTCAGAACTGGAAAAGCAGAAAGAAAAAATCAAAAAATTATTCCCGGCGAACGGCGGCAGAAGAGCAATCCTTGATGATAAATCAGGGGTTGCTGTTTTTTATGGCAATGCATTCCCGGTTCCGACCGGTGACGGTTTTATGAAAAGGCTACAGATAAATTTAACAGTTAAAGAATGGAAGGTGAATTAATATGGCAGATTGGACAGAATTTGCAGTATCAGGAGTGTCAGAGGACACACCAAAAAATATTATGCTTGGTGCAGGAACGCTTTATAAAAACTTTGAGTATTCCACGGAATCAAGAAAATGGACAGGTACAATTCTTGGCGCAACATCAGGGGGAAATAAACTGACGATTACACCAACAATTACAGACATTGAAGTAGATGGTGTTCTTGTAAAAGCGAAAGGTCTTAGACAGAAGACCGGAGAAACAGCACAGATTGAGACTAATATGGTTGAAATCACAAAAGAATACCTTCAGTCAACCGTCATTGGACAAACAGGAACATCTGTGGATAGCAGATTTGATGTTATCGAATCAAAAGAACTGATTGAAGATAGTGATTATATTGAAAACTTCGCTTTTGTCGGATTCAAAACAGACGGAAGTCCTATCATTGTTATTTTTGATTCTGCAATTTGCACATCAGGTCTTTCCGTTGAAGGAAAGAACAATGAAGCTTCGGTTGTTCCGGCAACATTTGAATGTGTTGCAGAACTTGAAACAGGCGGTAACACAAATAAATTACCTTATCACATTTATGTGCCGAAGGCATCAGCAACACAGGCAGCACAGAAATCCCAAAAAGTGGTTTCTGAATAAAACCAAACAGAAGGAGATTGAACAATGAACGATATGTTAGTAAAAAATACAGAAATTGAATCAGAAGATACACAGGAGCCAAAGACTTATGATTTGCGACCATTGGTTGCATCTGACATGGGTATGATTTGCAAAATCATTACTGCTATTGGGGTTCGCCAGTTTAAGGAGTGCTTCAATATTGAGCAGACAGAGGATGTCAAGGAAGATATTAAAAAGGTTGGATTTAGCGTAATGCTTGACATTGCCGGAATTATTATTTCAAACATTCCGAAAGCCGAAGAGGAAATTCAGGTATTTTTGGCATCCTTGTCAGGTATGAAGCTTGCAGAAATCAAAAAAATGCCATTTGCTGATTATGGTGAATTAATTATTGAAGTGGTGACAAAAAAGGAATTTCAGGATTTTTTCAAACGTGTCATGAAATTGTTCAGTCGGAATTAGGCTATATAAAGTATATGGATTTGCTGTCTCAAAGATATGCAAATCCATATTTACTTTTAAATGATGTAATCCGTTTGGGACAGCTTCATGATTTTTCAATTGAAGTTTTGCAGATGATTCAAAAGGATAGAGTACAGCAACGCAGGTGGGAATATTATCTGCATAAAGTATGGAAAGATATGTCCTTTGATGAATATGTAGCAATCTGTGAAAAAAACATTCCTGAAGAAAAAACAATGGAAAAAGAAGAAGCAGTAAAAATAATAGAGGATTCAAACAAAATATTAGAAGAATTCTTTAATTAGATAGAAATTTAAGCACACCGGCTATGGTGTGCTTTTTTATACAGATGGAAGGGGGTGAATCCCTTTGGAACTTTTTAAATTACTTGGAACAATTGCCGTAAATAACAGCGGAGCCAATGAAGCCATAGATGAAACTACAGAAAAAGCAGAGCAATCAAGCAGCAAATTTGGAAATTTTCTTGGAAAAGTTGGCGGTGTTGCAACGAAAATCGCAGGTGTCGGTGTTGCAGCATTGGGAGCCGTAGCAACAGGACTTGGAGCATTGACAAAGCAGTCTGTTGAAGCCTATGCCGATTATGAACAGTTAGTGGGTGGTGTTGAAACGCTGTTCAAAGATAGCAGTAAAAAAGTATTAGAATATGCAAATAATGCATACAAGACCGCCGGATTATCAGCAAATCAATATATGGATACGGTAACAGGCTTTTCAGCATCACTTCTTCAAGGCTTGGGTGGAGATACTGAAAAAGCTGCTGAAATTGCTAATCTTGCAGTAACGGATATGGCTGATAATGCAAATAAAATGGGAACATCAATGGAATCCATACAAAATGCTTATCAGGGTTTTGCAAAGCAAAATTATACCATGTTGGACAATTTAAAACTTGGTTATGGTGGCACTGCATCAGAAATGGCAAGGCTGATTAATGATTCCGGTGTCTTGGGTGACACCGTAAAAATAACGGCTCAAGATGTGAATGATGTTTCTTTTGACAAAATGATTGAAGCAATTCACAAGGTTCAGGATAATCTGGACATTACCGGCACAACATCCAAAGAAGCATCCACAACAATTCAGGGTTCAATCGGAATGATGAAATCAGCATGGGAAAACTTCCTTACTGGTATGGCTGACCCTGACCAAGATTTTGATGCATTACTTGAAAACTTGGTTGATTCGGTGGTGACCGTTGCTGATAACCTTATTCCGAGAATTGCAGAAACGCTTCCAAGGCTTGTGCAAGGAATATCTGGTGTTATAGAAACATTAGGAACTTACATGCCTGAATTATTATCTAAATTGTTACCGGCATTGTTAGAGGGAGCCGGGCAATTGCTGACGCAATTAGTAACAGGAATTCCGGCTTTATTTGAAGCAGTGGTTCCGGCTTTGGTGGAATCAGTAAAAATGATTCTTTCATCAGCAATGGAATCTTCTGGAATAGGTTCTTTTTTGGATGACTTTTTAGGTGAAGGCACAATGGGAACCTATATGGAAACAATGACCGGAATCCGTGATGATATGGCAGAAATCTTTTCCCCATTATTAGGAAAATTTGAAGAGATAAAGACCACATTTCTTGAAAATATCGGTCAGATTAAGGAACCGGTAACAACTTTGTTTAGTGATATTATGGGAAGTGCCAGTGATATATGGGAAAGCGTCGGCAAGCCTGTTTATGAAGCTATTGAGTATGCAATAGAATGGGTACTTGACCGTTTTAATGAAGCATTACCGACAATTATAACTATTGTGTCAGATACTTTTTCGCTATTAAGTGATTTGTGGAACAATGTTTTAAAGCCAGCCTTTAATGATATAGGTATTGTTATAGAATGTTTGCAGCCAATATTCGAAGTGGTATTTGGTGTATTAGCGAGCATTTTCGGAACATTGGTTAGTGCGATTGGTGACTTATGGAATAACTCATTAAAGCCGATATTTAGCGGAATTATTGAATTTTTATCTGGAATATTTACTGGTGATTTTTCAAAGATAATTGACGGACTGGTAAACATATTTAAAGGCTTGTGGAGCGGCATAAAAACCATTGTAAGTGCAATTGTTGAAGTAGTGTCAAAAGTATTCGGCGGCTTATGGGATATTGTTAAAACTATATTTGGTGGAATGTTTGATACAATTTCCGGAGTATTCAGCAAGATATTCAGTACAATTAGTTCTGTTATCGGTACGATTGCAAGCACTATCAGCAGTGTGTTTGGTGCTATTTATGATACAATTTCAAGCATTTTCACTTCAATCAGTGATACAATTTCATCTATTTGGAATGGTATCTGGGATACAATCAAAGGTGTCATTAATAGCATTCTTGGTGGTATTGAAGGAATGGTAAATGGTGTTATTAAAGGAATTAACAAAATCCTTGGTGGAATTGATACCATTGTCGGTGGTGTTGGTGATTTAATCGGTCTTGATTGGTCAGTACCGACATTGAATGAGATTTCATTGCCTAGACTTGCAAAAGGTACTGTTGTTGATAAGCCAACCATTGCACAGATTGGTGAAGATGGTACTGAAGCAGTTGTTCCTTTGGAGAAAAACCGGGAATGGATTGCAAGAGTGTCAGAGGAAATGCAGATTCAAGGAATTGGTGGGGACAAAGAAACCCTATCCGTATTGAAAGAGATTCTTGCATTACTGAAGGAACTGAAAGAAGACTATTCTGATATGCCGCATATTTTAATTGATGCAATGGTGAACGGTCTGAAATTCAGAGTAAATAACAGGGAATTTGCAAGGCTTGTGAAGGCGGTGAATTAGAAGATGCTTGAAAAAATAATTTATAAAAATCACATGAACGAAGTGATAAATTTTGGACAAAGTGGTATATTTGCCAATTCAAACGATTTGCGTAACTTCTCATGGAGTTATACATCAAAAAATAATAGAATATCTGAATTTAAGAGAGGGATTGTTACAAAAACAATCCCTGTTATTATTCAGTGTGATTCTGAAGAAGAAGGGATTAAGGTAAAAAACCGGCTGTTTGAATGTGCTGAAAAGGATGTTCTTACAATGCAGTATGGCAGGATTATTATTGGTGATTATTATTTACAATGCTATGTTACTGCATCAAAAAAATCTGACTATATGATTCGTCCGGGTTATATGAAAACATCCCTGACAGTGGCAACAGACCTTCCTTCATGGATTAAAGAGACCACAATAACATTTGGTTACGGTCAGGGAACTGCCGGTAAAAATCTTGATTTTAACAACGATTTTCCATATGATTACACATCAAACCTGCTTGGAAAGTCTTTGAATAATACAGATTTCATTGAAACAAATTTCAGAATGGTTATATATGGAGCCTGTGAGAATCCGGAAGTGACGATTGCCGGGCATAAGTATCAGGTGAATGTAAGTATTGCTGAAAATGAGTATTTGACCATTGATTCTGTCGAAAAGACCATAGTTCTGACACATACAGATGGAACAAGGGAAAATTGTTTTAATAGCAGAAACCGGGATTCATACATTTTCGAAAAGATTCCTTCAGGTGTTAGTGGTGTGTCAAGTGGTCATTTCAAGTTTGATGTTACGCTTCTTGAAGAAAGGAGTGAACCACGGTGGACTTGATATATATGAATCGCAGCAAGGAAGATATTGGAGTATTAAAGGACTTTACCTTTGATTTAGCTTTTGGCACAAATGAAAATGACTTTGAATGTACCGTCAGCCGCAACAATCATTGCTGTGAGGGTGGCTATTTTCTGTATGTTGAAGGAACTGAATATGGTGGAATCATTGATGACATTAAAACAGATACAGATGCAAATGAAGTGGTTTATCACGGCAGAACGTGGCACGGATTCCTTGATTCAAAGTGCATTATTCCGTTGCAGTCAGGTGAAAAATCCACATCAACTGTTACTTTGAAAACAGCGGATGAAACAGGGACTTCTTTAATAAATAAGTATCTGATTGTATCAGGAGAAGCAAACAATGTACTTGCATGGCTGATAAAAAGATTAGGACTTGAAAGTCTTTTTATAGCGTCCACAGAGAATTCAGGTATAACAATTAAATCCTTCCAGTTTGACCGGTATTGCATGGCATATGATGGAATATGGAAGATGCTGAAAAGCGCAGGTGCAAAATTGAAGGTTCATTTCAGTGAAGGCATGGCTGTGCTTGAAACAAAGAAAATTGTGGATTATTCAAAGGATGAACAATTTGATTCCGACCAGATAGAAATGGAAATTAAAAATTATTATCATTCATTGAATCATCTTATTTGCCTTGGAAAGGGTGATTTAGATGAAAGACTTGTAATACACCTATATGCTGATTCAAACGGCAATATAAGCCATATGCAGAGCCAGACAGGCATTCAGGAAGTAACAGAAGTTTATGATTATTCTTCAGCAGAATCAGTAAAAGAGTTAGAAGCAAAGGGCATTGAAAAAATGCAGGAAGCATGGAATGGTGATTATGTTTCCACAGAATTCGATTCAAACTCTAATTCCTTTGACATTGGTGATGTTGTAGGTGCAAAGGATAATGAAACAGGAATGTTTGGAACGGCTGAAATTACAAAAAAGATAGTAAAAATAGAAAACAATTCAACAACAATATCATATAAGGTGGGTGAAAAGTAATGCAGACACATTTAGTAACAGGATACAAAGGCAGTGAACATATTAAATCAGCAGACCAAGGCAGCTTTAACGCTGCTTTTTTCGGTTCCGGGCAGTTTGTCATGGAAATGGGAAATCAATTCGAAGGTTCCATTGTAAATAATAATACAGTTCGGATTTTAGATGGTGACATTCTTATGTACGGTCGGCACATCAGAATTGACCCTGATACTTTTGAAGATTTAACTATTGAGACCGGCAATGCAGGAAAAAACAGAATTGATTTAGTGTGTATGACATATGAAAAGAACACATCAGACGGAACGGAAAAAGCATACCTTGAAGTCCTGAAAGGCAGTGAAACAGAAGGGACACCATCAGCACCAGAATATACTGATGGAAACATCATCACAGGTGCAATAAAGAATCAGATGCCGTTATACAAGTTAACCGTTAATGGTGTTGTTCTTCAGGACATCACACCATTATTTAAAACAATTCCGACCTATAAAACACTTGCAGAACAGTATGCAGCGCAGTTCCAGAAGGCTTGTGACACTTATCTTGGAGCATTGAATATTCTTGACACAATGGAAGAGGTTAATGCCAATACACAGGCAAATCAGCTTGCCGGAGCGTTGGCTGTGAAAGAAGTTATAAAAAATAAGCAGGATGCATCAACGGCAATCACGACTAGGAATATTAGTCAGCAAAGTGTGAAATATGCATCAAGTGCAGGTACGGCAGCAAATGCTAGTAAAGTTCTTTGGAGCGGTGTGCAGGGCAAACCATCAACTTATCCACCTAGTTCACATTCTCACGATTACCTTCCAAACAATCCACCCTGCATAGAGATATTTGGACAAGGTGGTGTGCCATTTATTGATTTTCATTATGGTGGAAGTTCGGCAGACTATACAAGCCGTTTAATAGATGCAAGTTCAACTTTTAATTATTTAACAAACAGTGGAATCCATCAGTTTTGCAATGGAAATGGTAGCCAAGTGGCAAGGGTACAATCAAATGGAACATTCGGGGCATTAAGCGGTGGAACTGCAATAGTAGGAAGTGCAATTTATTGTCAAACAAACTGGAGTGGTGGAGCATATACTGCAGTTTATGGAGCATCATTCACGAATCCTTCCTCAAGACTGGTAAAGGAAAACGTTGTAGATATGTCAGAAGAGGAAGCAAAGAAGATTCTTCAATTAAAACCGGTAGATTTTGATTACATTGAAGCATACGGTGGTGAAAAAAATCAGCATGGTTTAATTGCTGAAGATACCTTAGATATAATTCCTTCCTGTGTAACAATACCGGAAGGTTATTCAGAAAAAGAGTTTGATGCCGAGAAGGGAATTCGAAATAAGGTATTAGCAATTGATTATTCGAAATTAGTCCCATACCTTATTAAAATGGTGCAGATACAACAGGAAGAAATTGAAAAACTGAAAGAAGCAATGAACAAAGAAGGAGTATCGAATGATTAGAATACAGTTTCAAAATAAAAAGTCATTTTATGATGCAGAATTCACCATGATAAATGAAAACACCGTAAAATTGACCGGAAATAAGCTGAAGGTCAACAATTCCGGCTTCAAAGCATACAGATTGAATGGTGATTTCCTTGGTGATTATTCTGAATACACGAAATGCATGGAAACTGAAGATGGTTTTATTTTTGAAAAGGAAGGACACTTGTAATATGTTTATTAAAAAAATATATGAATTGCGAATTCGTGCAGAGCCTGAAAAGGCTTTTTTTATTGCAAAAATCAGTGAAGAAAGGAATTTACAGCTATGGAAGCGGTTATTGCGGCAACAGTGACAGGTGTGCTTAGTGTTATCGGAATTATCATTACAAACATGCAGAGCAATCGGAAAATTGAGCATCAATTGGACACAGCGCAGGCGGTGACGGACTGCAAAATTGATGAACTGACAAGAGAAGTCCGGGAGCATAACAATTTCGCCCGGCGAGTGCCGGTTGTAGAAGAACAGATAAAAGTTATTAATCACAGAATCGCAGATTTAGAGCAGAAAGGATGAACATTATGAATTTATCAAATTATGCAACAGTATTACCTATCGTTATTATTTGTTACTTAGTGGGGGTTGGGTGCAAGTTATGCAGTAAAATCCCAAATAAGGCAATCCCGGTCATTGTGGGAGTAATTGGTGGAATCATTGCAATTCCGGCTATGTATATTATGCCTGATTTCCCGGCAACAGATGTTTTTACGGCTATTGCAGTTGGCATTATGTCTGGTTTTACATCAACCGGTATTAATCAGGTTTATAAGCAGACAAAGAAAGAGTAAAAGAAAGGGGAAAATAGAATGAATATTATAGAAACCAATTTACAGTTCAAAGGGAATATGTCAGTAAGAAAGAGCACAACCATAATCATGCTGCACCATGCTGCAGCATCTGTATGTGATGCAAAAACAATTCATGAATGGCACCTTGGAAGGGGATTCAGTGGAATAGGTTATCATTTCCTTGTAAGAAAAAACGGAACCATTGAAAGAGGACGGGCAGAAAACCTTGTGGGAGCACATGCAGCAGGTAATAACAGTAATTCGATTGGAATCTGCTTTGAAGGTAATTTTGAAACAGAAACAATGGGAGAAGCACAGAAGAATGCCGGAAAGGAACTGATTGCTTATCTTTGTAATAAATATGGCATTGATGTAATTATCCGGCATAAAGATGTTGCAGCAACTGCTTGTCCGGGCAAGAACTTCCCTTATGAGGAAATGTTACATAAGAGTGTGGAACAGCCGAAAGCAGAGAGCCAGTCCAAGGAAGAAAAGGCAAAAATTTCAGAAGATGGTTTATGGGGCAAAGATACAACCAAAAGAGCGCAGGAAGTATTCGGCACTCCGGTTGATGGAATGATTTCCGGACAGCTTAAGTCATGTGCTAAGTATTTTCCGGGTATTATCTCGGTAAGTTATGGCAGAGGTGGTTCAGCCCTGGTCAGAGCAATGCAGAAGTGGCTTTGTATTCCTGAAGATGGTTACATTGGTCAGCAGTTTGTGTCGGCATTACAGCATAAGATGGGAACAGTCGCAGACGGAGTTTTAAGTAAACCATCCAGTTGTATTAAGGCTTTTCAGCACTGGTTAAATCAGCAGTAG